CAGGGTGAAGGAGTTGGCTCAGTTCAGGGCAATCCATATAAATTTACGGAGAATAAGTTATTTGTATTCAATCTGATTATTGATGGTACAAGACTTGGAACTGTAGAAATGGCTGATTTCTGTAAGAGTCATGGATTAACAAGCGTACCAATTATTGATACTGCTTATGAGTTACCTAAGACTATGGAAGAAATGAAACTTGAAGCTGATGGATATAGTGAGTTAAATCCAAAGGTTAAAAGAGAAGGTTTTGTATATCGCAGTATTGATGGTCAGCAGAGTTTTAAGAATGTAAGCCGAGAGTATTTATTAAAACACAACGGATAGGAGTTATTTATGAATAAACCTACATTGTATATTATGTGTGGTTTGAGTGGTAGTGGTAAATCAACCATTGCCACTCAGATTGCCAATGAGAATCCAAATACAGTAATTGTATCATCAGATGCAATTCGTGAAGAATTAACTGGTAATGAAAATGATCAATCAAAAAACGAAGATGTTTTTAAGATTTTTCATAAGCGGATAAGAGAATATCTAATTAAAGAAATTAATGTAATTGCAGATGCAACAAATCT